AGCCTGGAGAAAAGCCCGTAGGTGGGCAGCCAGGGGCTGATACGGGGGTGTCTGGGGAAGAGACCCCGGTCACGGAAGAAGAGGCTGTGTCTAAGGCATCATCGGTTCTGGAAAAAGCTATTGCTTCATTCGGGCTTGATATAACTCGATCGTGTCTGCCAGCTGCTGTTGCTGACAGGCTTTTGAAAGTCGCTTCTGGCAGGTGATTCTGTATAGGATTTCAAGTCTGGATCGGGTATAATCTACGGGAGTGAGTGAACCTGCTATGTCCCAAGATCAACAACACCCAGCCGATGCCGCATTCTTTAGCAGGTTTGCTCGTGCGTCGGCTGGGTGTTTTTCTTTGGGAGACTCCCAATGGGTTGTATTTATCAGGCTTACTGTGTAGTGAGTCGAAAAAGTTATGTTGGGTTCGCATTTGATTTAGAATGTAGGAAAGCAGAGCATAAAAAGGCAGCTGAAGATGGTTGCCACTATATATTTTATCGGGCTATTCGCAAGTATGGCTGGGATGCCTTTGAATGGTCGATTCTCTACCAAGATGAAGATAGCAACCGCGAGTGGCTTGGATGGTGGGAGAAGAAATTCATTCGCAAGCTGAAGACTAAGATGCCGAATGGATACAACATGACTGATGGTGGTGATGGTGGAAGTGGTCCTAAGTCAGAAGAAACAAGGAAAAAACTAAGCATAGCTCAAACAGGAAAAAAACACTCAGAGGAAACTAAGCGAAAACAAAGTATAGCTCAAACTGGTAAAGTAATGTCAGAAGAATCCAGGGCAAAAATAAGTGCTATAGTAAAAAATAGAATACCCTGGAATAAAGGTAAAACATTGTCGGAAGATCATAAAACAAAAATAAGTATTGCGGCGAAAGGACAAATACCTTGGAATAAAGGGAAGAAAATCCTATCGTCCTCAGGACAACCCCCTGGCACCCCCGGAAAGCCCCCTAGCAGCCCCGAGGCGGCGTCCGAGGACGAAACGGGGGTAGAACCCCCTACCGAAGAAGAGGCCGTTAAAACGGCGTCTAGGGCGTTGGAATTGGCGGTTAAGTCTTTGGGGCTTGACGTGGCTGGTTCTGGACTGCCGGCCATCGTGGCTAATCGGTTGATCGAGAAGGCAGCGGGGAGGTGATCTGATGCAGTTGCAGAATGAGGAAGAAATTGCTGTAATGAAGAAGCTAGGAGAAGTCCACAAGCAAAATTCTGGACTGGGGATTGCTATCGAACCAAAATGAATTCGTGCAGGCCATCCATGTTATTCAGGGGTTCGTGATCCAGCACACCTTACAGAGGGTGTCGCCTGAAGAGTATGGGCGATGGTATACCAATAAGGACGGGTGAATCTGATGACGACCGCCTGGATCGAAGAAGCTGTTCAGACGAAGGGGGATTTGCCTGGGCATCCCTTCCGTGGGAATCAGTGGAGCGGGGGAATTAGTGGGGGATTGTCAAATGATGCTGCTTCTAATTTGATTTCTCGTGCTTCGTCTAGTCAGATTTATGAGGGAGGACGTGAGAATATCCTGGACAAGCAAGAAGGCCATCTGTATCGTGGGTATACGTTCAAAGATGAAGATAGCACCAAGGAATTTTTGACATCTGGGAAGCTGGGCGGACAATCGTCTGTTTATGGAAAAACTGTTTTCTTTGCGGAAGATCCAGATTATGCAACGTCGCATATAAGGGGAGAAGGATTCGGTGTTCTAGTTGAAGTGAAGAATGATGGAAAGTCTTTCGAGCAGAGTGGCCAGTTTCAAGTAGCCAAAGGGGATGCTGATTTTGGGAGTGTGACTCGTATAGTCGTGCTCAAAGCTCAGCTTGATTCATCGATTTGGGGGGCACATTCAAGGGCGATCATGGAAGTCGGCCAGCAGAAATCCCCCTCCCGCCTCGCCATCCTCCGCAAAGCCCTAGAGATCGCCACCCAAGCCGTCCGGCTCAAGGAACGCCTCGTCCAGCGGCAGTTGCGAACTGCCGTCGTTCGCGAGGTCCACCTGAAGCAGTACGCCGAGACGGAGGCCGAGCTGGGGGAAGCGTTGACGGAGCTGATCAAGAGGCAGTATGCGGATGCGTCCAAGCAGATCACGGAGAAAGGCGGGACAGGTTTCAACCCCCGCGACTGGGACGACGATCTGATCAACACCGCCCTGCCGATCCTGATGAAGAAGGCAGGTGAGGCTGCTGCCGCTCAGATGCTGTTGATGGGATTGGATATTGCACCGAAGGGGAAGAGGACGAAGGGGGATTTGCCTGGGCATCCGTTCAGAGGGAATCAGTGGAGTGGAGGGCAGGTAGGTAAAGTTCAGGCGATCGATGCTCAGCATGAGAAAATTTATGGGTTACTGTCTACGTCTTTATCTGGATACCGTGATGCCAATGGAAATTCAGAAACGATTTTGCAGTCCGTAAGACTTGGAAGAACGACCCCGCTTTCTGGGGATACTGGAGATGAATTCTATCGCGAATTGGGTCATAGTAATGAGACTATTCACATAGTTCGCCGTGAATTAGATGGACACGGAAGCGTGGAATCGATCCAGAAAGTTTCGGATATTCGTATAATAGAATTGATGTCTGAGGATTCCCCTGCCGGAAGAATGATGAGAGATGTAGCAGCTACGGAAACAGCTTTGTTGAAAGCATATTACGATGGGCATCAAGAACGAGTTGAAATTGAGGTTGCTCGTATCAATAAAGATGCAAAATTTATGGCAGAAATAGGTGATGAATACGCACTTCGTGATGCTGAAACTGAAGTTGGGTATCTGAGAGATTCTGATCCACCGAAGCTGTATCGCCGTGGAGATATAGGAATAAATAAAGTTGAGTCTTGGACTACAAATTCATCTGGTGCGCAAACACAGCATATTGGTGGGGAAAGCCGTATCGTCCCGAATCGAGAAAGAGACATCGGAGAGATGTTGGCAGAAGGATATATATCGATTGGTGGTACAGGCAGGATGATGGGTGCCCCTGGTGAATCTGAAAGGACGATGATAAATTGGAAACTAGATCAGAAATCCCCCTCCCACCTCGCCACCAAGTCTATCCAAACCAAAGCCTCCCGTGCCACCGAGTGGCTGCTCGACCTGGATGATGCTGACGTCGCAACGATGGCCCTCTGGCCCGAAGTGTTTACCCTCCCCTCCGGCCTAACAGTCGACCTCGGATTCGCAACTGAGTGGCCGGACTGGATGAAGGCTGAAATCTCCCAGCAGATGAAAGAATGCTTCGAGCAGCCGTTCTGGGCCGGGATCAACGATACTACGGCCAACGGCATCCAGTCTCACGTGCTGAAAGGGATCGAGGAGGGGTTGTCGATCCGAGAGATTCGGGAGCAGATGGTCGGAGACGGGCTGGACGAATACTACTATAACCGCGGGATCAACATCGCCCGTACCGAGAGCGGAAACGCGCTGAACGGAGCGAGGTCGGCTGCGATGGACCGGCTTGCTGAAGAGGTGCCCGGACTGCGGACCAAGAAAACGTGGATGAGTGTGCTGGGAACGACCACGAGGGATAGCCACGCTCACCTGGATGGGGTGCCTGCTGATCGTGACGGGATGTGGTACTTGGGAGGGGTGAGGATTCCGTGGCCGGGGCATTGGAATCTTGGACCTTCTGAGCGTTGCAATTGTTTCCCTGCTGAAACTCTAGTGTCTGGGAGGTTCAACGGGGCACAGATGGCTCGGTACGAGGGAACATTCGCCAAAATTATAACTCGGTCTGGAGCTGAATTGACCCTGACCCCAAATCACCCAGTAGTGACCTCGAAGGGACTCGTTGCCGCAGGCATGCTCAAGCCAGGTGATCAGGTCGCATGCTATCGAGCGAAATCGAATACGCTTTTTGTTGATCCAGGAGTGGGGAAGGATCGATCCGCAGGCGACCAAGTAGATGACAAACCATCCTTGATCAAGGATGTATTTGAGGCGCTTGCTGCGGTGTCCAAGGTTGAAGTCGTTGGTTCCGTCGTAGGTGATTTCTATGGCGATGGGAAATCCATCGATAGCGATATCTGCATTGTAAGGGCCGATGGGGAACTGCTGAAGCACTTTGAAGTCGCAGGCTCTGAGAAGGTCGGCCACGGCGTGCCCGCTCTTTCCGAACAGGACTGCTTGGCTTTTGAATTTGGAAATGGCCCTCCTGGCAAGCGATTCTGGAGAGTCCGTCGTATTCCTCCTAGCATCCCAAGCCTTTCTAAGAAGCTGCTCGGAGATGACACGTCTGTCTGGCGCATCTCTCCATCTGGCTCGCTGTCCGTCGGAGTAGCTGCGGATTTCGATTCCAGCCTCTTGGATTCTCGAACTGAGGATGGTCCTGGTATAACCGGTTTCCTTCGACAGGCGCTGGAGGGGTATCCCGGAAACGTAACGTTTGATGATGTCGTCGAGGTTCGGTATTTCGAGGCGTCTCATTTTGTGTATGACCTCCAAAGTGAGTTCGGGACCGTGATGGCTTCCGATCCATTATACACTGACAAACGAGAAATCCTATACATAATCACGTCGAACTGTCAGTGCACTATCGTTGAATCATTCGGCATGGGGGACGAGGCGGCTTCAGAGCTGATCGAGGAGTACAACCAGAGGTTAAATGAGGAGAGGCGGCTGAGGGATTTGTGGGAGAAGGGGGATTTGCCTGGCCATCCGTTTAGAGGCAATCAGTGGACGGGGGGACGTGGGTTTGACGAAGCAAATGCCGTTGACTCGATGAAAGATTTTAGTCAGAGGGATAGAATCGATCGGGAGATCAACAAAGGAAATCCTCCTACGAAATCATCTGATGTGACGCAGATTAAGAAGTACACAGCACATGATTTCAACAAGACCCCTGTCTACGAGAGGATCAATCGGGTTCTCAGAAGCGGTGGAGAACTGAAAGCGTCCGATGGGAAAATCGTTGATTCCCTTGACAGGGTTATCGACCAGAATCCATCTCAGATCGATGCCATCGTTTACAGAGCGATGGCCAGGAGGCAGGGGCAACCACCTTTGCCCGATATGAAAGTCGGCGATCAATATGTGGATGGAGGTTATACGTCTACGAGTTCCGGATGGGTTACCGGAGCTGATTTTCAGGCTTATGGAGCTGTCGATCATAGGATGCTTCAGATCAGGATTCCGAAGGGACACCCAGCCCTCGCGATCGATAAGAAATTGAAGGATGGGCCATCTGAGCATGAGGTGATTCTTCCAAGGCAGACCAGGTTCAAGGTGTCCGAGATCAAGGAAGTGGACCTGCCTAACAGGGGAAAGAGGCAGGTGTATGTAATTGACATCCTGCCATATGAAGAGCCAGGGCAAAAATCTATTAAAGGTGATCTGCCCGGCCATCCCTTCCGCGGCAACCAACACTCCGGCGGAGGTGGCTTGCAAGCCAACATTGCAGGGATGATTTTCCATCTCGAAACGATATTTAAGGGACCGGGTAGGGCTGCCGCCGTCAACGAGGTGCTGTCTGCCGCCAAGTTCCCCGAGTATCTGAAGGGCATTTTGGCTGAGACGCCTGGGATGGACGAGATCAGTGCCGTGGTCAGTTGGAGCGTCCGCAGAGGCCGCATTTGGGAGGTTGCTTAGATGCCAGTGCTAGACAAGATCGCCGAACTGACCGACGAGCAGCTACAAGAAGGCACCAGTTTGCTGGCGTCTGCCGAGACCAACGACATGCGGTTCTACCGTGAAGCGATGTTGATGGAGATCGACAGGCGGGGCGGGAAGTTCGAGAAGGGTGACAAACCGGGCCATCCTTTCAGAGGCAATCAGTGGAGTGGAGGAACTTCAGTTTCAACTTCTTCAGACACTATGGGTCTCAGGGATGAGGATTTGTCTGGTTGGAAAGAAGATGCAAAATTCTGTGCAGGTATGGCGATCGCGAATGCGACCAGGAATGGTGATCCTACCGAAGCGATTGTAGGAAGAGTTGATGGCGAACTGGTTGGGATCATGTCTTGGACGTTTAACGGAAGAAGTCCTGAAACGTCGGATGCCATATCGGTGGACTGGCTCGCTACCAAGAGGACCGGAGAGGGATTTGGAGTAGAAATGATGCTTTCCGTTTGCAGGAAGGCTGCAGGAATGGGCAAAGGGGTTGAGTTAGAAGCCACTGATACGGCGATCAAGTTTTACGAGAAGTTCGGGATGACCAACGTCGGGAGAAACAAGATGACCCTGACGGCTGAAGAAACCGAGGCAATCGTGAATGCCAACAAGAGTTGGAGAGGTGATCTTAATAGGCTAGAACCGAAGGATGGTGTGTTTGCTGTCTCATCTCAGAAATTCGAGAAAGGAGACAAGCCTGGTCATCCGTTCAGGGGTAATCAGTGGACGGGAGGAAGGGCAGGCGAAGGCTCCGCATCATCAAGTAGCCTGGGTTTAGATGATGCCCTGGATGCCTTGTCAGGCGAGCAGCCCCCGAACTACGCGACAGAGGTTCGCAAGATCGATCAGACCAGTATCAAGAGTGACAGTCCGATCACGCAGGGTGGCATCAACGGAGGGGCTGGAGTCAATGTCAGCCGGGTGGTTGAGATCGAGGACGGAGACGGCGTGGTCCGCAAGTATTGTTTCAAGCCGGACGTCGGGGAAGACCCACGCGTCCACCTAGCTTATAGGGGCAGGCAGTCGACCAACGAGGTTGCGTCAAGCGTGATCGATGAAGCGATGGGACTGGACATGGTCGCCAAGACCGAGATGGTTGAGATCGGAGGCAAGAAGGGCAGTTTGCAGCAGTGGATCAATGACGATGCCGAGCTGGCGGTCAACACAGTTGACTGGAACGCGGACAACACGATCAAGTCGAGAGCCAGGCTGGACGCTGCCGAGGGCGTTGCCGACATGATGTACTTCGACGCCTTGACAGGCAACACGGACCGCCATCTCGGCAACTACCTCGTCAAGGACGGCAAGATCAAGCTGATCGACAACGGCATGTCGATGGGGGTCAACTACGAGTATGGGGACGAATCCCTGCGGTTCCGAACGATGGAACACGCTGGCTCAGCGAGAATGATGAAGGGAATGACCCCGAAGTTCAAAGCAGCTTTGGGCAAGATGCTCGGGAACAGGGAGGCGGTTGATGCCAAGCTGAAAGCCGCCGGGATGCATGAACGCAACCGGGATTCGTTTTGGAAGCGGGCTGCGTATTTGCAGAAGGCGGGGATGGTGGGATTCGGCGATTCTACCATGAGGGATCTTAGCAGGCTCGCTGAAGGCAGGCCGCTGTTTTAGGGGAGTGGGTTGATGGTCATAGCGAAGGCTCATGCCACTGTGGTGAACGGACGTTTGCAGGTCAGTATCGACTTGTAGACGAAGGGCGACCTGCCCGGCCATCCGTTCAGAGGGAATCAGTGGAGTGGTAGTGGCCCTAATGGAGAGCCTATCAAGCGGGAAGCTGCTAAGAGAGGTGAATCTGTCGGGGCTCGGCGGGAAGGCAAGGGAGCCGACGCGAAGGTGATTCTTGAAGATGGGTCTGAGGCTCCAGCTCATATCAAGGCATCCATGATTCCTCCTGCATGGGAGAATGTACGTGTTTATACCGACCCTGACAGTGAGGTGCTTGTTGAAGCAACCCAGACCACAGCAAGGGGAGTGACCAGCTGCAAGAAAGTCTACAAAGAAAGCTATGAGCAGGAACAGCAGGCCGCGAAGCACTATCGGATTGAACAGATGATGGATGAGGATGGTCTGATCAAGTCCCAGATTCAGGAAGGGTTACGAAATCCTAAGACGCGGGAAGAGGCCGCGGTCGCAATGCTGATGGATATTCAGGCGACCCGCCCTGGAAGCGAGGCGGATGCTCGGGGGTTGGCGAAATACTACGACAAGCCGGTTTCCCCAGACATGGTGATTGTGACTCCTCCGGCACCGAACAAGAAAGGGGAGATTAAAGGAAGTCCAAAGGTAGAGATCAATGTTGATGGAGAAAAGATTCATGTTCGGGACAAGGCGACCGCGGAGCAACTGATCGCCCGGAAAGAATCTGGAGAGGGCCTTCATGATACAACGTACTGGCTGAAGTCGCACGGAGCGACGACAATAGAGAGTAGGAATGTCGTTGAGACCAAAGATGGGTTGCGTCTGCAGTTCGTTGGTAAAGAAGGGGTTTGGCACGACCACCTAATTAAAAGCCCTGCCTTGGCAGAGGTGATCCGCCAGCAGGTGGGGAAATCTGATGGCGGTAAGATATTCAACACCAACGAGACCAAGGTCAGTGAGTATGTCAAATCGTTAGATACAGGCAGGTTCTCTCCAAAGGATTTTCGCACTAAGCGGGCGACTGAGCTGGCATTGGAAGAGGTTCGGCAGTATACAGGCCGCACCCCGAAAGACGCCAAAGAACGGCAGGCGTGGATCATGGAGATCAGCACCAAGGCAGCCTCTGTACTTGGTAACCGGCCTCAGCAGTGTTTTGAGACGTACATCAATCCGCACCTGTGGGATATGATACCCAAGGCAGCGGCGTAGGAGATGGTCAGATGAAAGTGTTTGGATCGGATACGGAATACTTCCTTGGTGAACGGGAAGATATGGATATTGAAGAAGCCCAGAAGCTGGCTTCGACAATGGACGAGGACCAAGACGAAGACCCTGAAACGTCTCCAGAGGAGATCGCTGCGATTTACTCGATGACTGGGGTGGATCCGTCCGCATGGGAGAAATCATGATGAAAGCCATCGTCTACGAGACCGATCGCAACGGCAAGCAAGTCCGGTCCTGCTCGATGAGCACGGTTGGTGGAATGGTCCGGATGCACCAGATGAGCAATGCGGGTGCGATGATCCTGAGCAGGCGGTTGGCCGGCGGCGGTGGGTTCACCGTCGGACCAGAGGACGGGGACGAGTTCCTGAAACTGCTGCCGTCTGCGTATAGTGGAACGAGGTTGAGGGTGGCGTTGGAAGATTAGACCAAAGGAGACCTGAATAAATGACATTGCAACACGGATCAATGCTGAAACCGTCCGAACCGGACACCGTCGCCCTGGCGGACGCGGTCGAATCCCGATTCCTGGACCTTAGTGGATCATGGCTGAGAGTGAAGGGGGTTGAGATTCCGATTCCGCAATCGTTGGCAGCCGACCTGCTTCGCTGGCGGGTACTGAGGGTGCGCCACAAGGCCGGTGACTTCCGCAATACCGATGCTGAGCTGAAATCGACCAAGGCGGTCGCTCAGTGGACTCTGGACTGCCAATGCGAGTTGAGGAATCAACCGAGGAAGGTGCTCGACTGTCTCGCAACATGAAAGGAACCTGCTATGAGAATCCGGCGAACCGAATCGATTGAAGATTCCGCGATCGAAGTGTTCATCGAGGACTGGCCGAAGGACAGCGAGAGCCAGGAGGTGTTCGAGGAGCGAATCGTGAGGCTGGCCGAACGGCTGACCATGCTCGATACTCAACCCGCAGAGAAAGAGGAGACTTGAAAATGGCACACGTTCTCACCCACCCCACCCCGAGGCTGTAGCCGGTTGCAGTTCCAGCCGGGGGACAGGGTGATCGTCCGGGTCCACCAGCCGATCACGAAAGAACAGGCTCGGCGGTTGAAGAAGACCGTTGAGAAGTGGGCGGGGGATTGCGTCGAGGTTTTGGTAGTCAACAGCCTGGAGATGAGCGTTCATGTCGAAACCGGGCCAAGGCTCCCAGCCTAGTTACCGCCAGATCCTCAAGGACGACGCTTCGCTGGCAGACTTCCTGTCGGCGATGTCCGACTTCGACAGGGCGTTTTGCGATTCGGTGGCATCTGGTGCTGATTTCACGATTAAGCTGGAAGTGCATGGCAACGCCGGGGTTTTGCTGCATGCGAGGATGAGTTCAGATTCGTTCCGCAGGCCGTCCGGTGCTGAAAAGAAGCCTGAGCCAAAGAATCCCCGAAATTCTGTATAGGACTTTTTTCGTTTACCCTGTATATTTTCCAGCTGGACGCAAACGTCTAGGCGAGCGAGCCGCGGCGGGGTCCGTTTAGGATTCTTCCAGCGGCTTTCTTTTTTGGTGAAGCATGACACGAACAGTAACATTTGGGCTGGGACCGGCGGATGGGCTTGCCGCCCGCCAGTTGACCATTACCCGCATGAAAAAAGCAGGAGATGACGGACCTGTTCGACCAACATACAATGCTGATGTTGGGGCTGTGACGGTCGCCTCCGTTCCGTTGCGGGACAATACGATCTATCAGGCTGTACTGGTTGATACGGCGACTGCTGGGGAAGTCAGCGACCCCGATGTGCTGAATTTCCATACCGGCTATTTGCAGTTCCCAGGCCCGCGGACAGGCGACCG